AATGATATGTGCTAACAATATAATCATTCACTGCCTTTAGAGTTTCACCTTCACCAAACTTCCAAAATTGCTCTTGACTTGATTTTTGTGAAGTAGTCAGATTAACATTTTGTGGAGTTTTATTTAAATTAAATGACTGAGAATTAATAGTTGTACTATGATTATTTCCAAATGTTACTGCGGCAACAGGTCCTCCCAGATTAAAAACATCTGGAGAAGTATATGGATTTCCAGTCAGACTGAATCCATCATCTTCCCAATAGTTATTCGTATTAAACGAAATATGGTCATCACCCATTCCGCCAGGAAGATTAGAACCTACAAATGAAATTTCATCATTAGATTCTGCTCCAAACATTGTGGTATTTTTAGTTGGAAAATAGTCACTATAATTTGTTTCAAAGTTTTCTTTTTTCTCAGGAATTTCAGACATAAAATTTCAAAATAAAGGACAAAAAGGCAGATTTACCTTTACCAATCATACCAAAGAACCAAATATCAGTCAATCATTTTGCTAAATCCTTTGACCTTATCAAACTTAATAATTCTATCAAACTTATCAATCAATTCGTCTGTCTTATGTGAAATCACAAATATATTAGTATCTTTTATTACATATTTAATAATTTTAGTAAAATAATCTGTTCCCATAAAATCCAAAGAACTATCAAATACTTCATCTAAAATAAGAAGATTGGTATTCACTGAATTTTTCATTCTTGCAATTTCTCTCCAAGTGAAAAGAATTGAAAGATTAATTCTCATTTTCTCTCCTTCACTAAAACTTTCATATGTAAAGTCTTCATGAATAGGAGATTTAATCTTTTCATTAAATTCTTCATCAAGTGTAAAGTTGATATAAAAATCCATCATTTGCAGATACTTATTAATCTGCTGATTCATCAGAGGAAGATACTTCTTAATAATTTTACCTTTAATTCCACCATCTTTCATTAATGAATGGGCAAAATCAAAATAAGAAATATCTTCTTTATTTTTTGCTTTTTCAGTTTGAATTATATCTAAAGTTTGTTCTAATTCTTTTAATACTTTTCTTTCAGTATTTCTGTTTTTAATTTTGTTGGTAATGTCTTGAATTTCTTGGTCCAAGTCTCTTGATTGTTTATTAAGTTGAGAAATTTTAACATTGTTATTAGAAATTTCATTATTTAAAGAACTAATTTCCCTTGAAACGACATTAAATTCATTTTCTCGTTTTTCCTCTTGTTGAATTGCTTCTTTCAATTCATTATAACCTTGCTGAAGTTCCTTTGCTTTGGTTTCAGATTCACTCACTTTATTTAATCTAAATTCCTCTTCAATAGTTTGAGTACAAGTAGGGCATACCGAATTATTGTTAAAAAACTTGTGTTGTTCTGTAATACTTGATACTTTCTCAGAAATCTTACCCTTCAAATTGGAAAGTTGTTTCAGTTTCTTAGATGCGTCTAAAAGGTTCTCCAATTGAGGTTGAAGAGTATTTGATACTTCCTCTATCTTCTGTGTATTCTCTGCTGTTAATTGGTCAATATGAGTCTCAATAGAAGTGATTTTATCTCTTTTCTTTTCTATATTTTCTTTACCACTTTTCTCAATACTTTCAATAAACTCTTTTTGCATCTCAACCTTTTCTTCGGTCATTGATTGTTTCAAAGAAAATTCTTTGATTTTATCATTTGTATTTTTAATTCTATCTTTAATCACGGCATTCATTGCAGAAAAGATTTTAATATCCAACAAATCTTCTACAACTTCCCTACGATTTGCCGTAGATAATTGCATAAAAGGTACAAAAGAAGCACTACCCAAAATTACAATTTGAGTAAATGACTTATAGTTTAATTTTAAAATACTATCTTCCAATTGTTTTTGCTGGTCTGTTGATGATGCTGCTTGATTTTGCAGAGTACCATCAATCCAAATTTCAAAAATATTTGGTTTAATTCCTCTTTTTATTTTGTATTCCTTTGTTCCAATACTAAAATCAATCTCAACCAAACATTCCTTTTCATTGGTTGAATTGACTAATTGACCTTTTGTAATTTTACGAAATGCTTTATTAAATAATCCAAAGCAAAGAGCATCCAACATTGTGCTCTTGCCTGAACCATTTGCACCGACAATTAAAGTAGTTTGCGTATCTGTAAATTTTATTTCCGTTGGTTGATTTCCAGAAGAAAGAAAATTACGATATGCGATTCGTTTGAACAGTATCATAATTTCTTGGTGGTATCACAAATTCATTTGAGGTAATTATAACATAATTATATCCATACATCTCACAAGTCTTTATTCCCATTTCATCATCCACTTCTATCACAGTCATTTCTGGATAATCTTCCGCCATTAGAAGACCAGCATACCTTTCGGCATCATCCTCTTCTTCAAAAAAATACAATGCTTTCTCACCATTAGCATCGGTTACTGCATATGCTCCTTCTTCTTCTTTTTCTAAAATGGTGAGTATAAACATTATTCTACTTCCAATGCTTCTCTATAAAATTCCCTTAAAAGTTTTTTGATTGTGTTTTTGTCCAATTCAAATTCAGACTCTTCCACATATTTATCCAAAATACTTAATGTGTCTTCTGTAGGGATTTCATCACAATTTACATCTTCATCATAAACATCAATATTTTCAACAACCTTAAGTTCTAAGGGATTTACCTTAACTATTGAATCTACAAATTTATCAAACATCTTATAATCATCTCTTTGTCTAACAACAATTTTAACCATTTTATCAGTCAAATAAGATGCATCAAAGTCTTTTGGGTTATTGTTTTCATAATAAACTCTCTCAAACATCGTATAAGGATTTTGATAATATTCTAATTTATAATCATCAGTATCAAAGATATGAAATCCTCTTTTATCATTTACATCATTCCAAAACATTTGATATGGATTTCCAAGATAAAAGATTTTTCCATCATCACTACGAGTATGATAATGACCCGAATAAACTCTCTCAAACTTTTGAAATACTTTTTTATCCAGTCCTTCGGTATAAACATGTCCAGGATAAACTGTAAAACCATTTAGTTCAAGATGACCAAAAACTACCTTTGCTTTTGTTTCTTCAAGAAGTTCAAAAGTTTCTTTTTCATTATCAGTACATATCCAAGGAAGAAGAACTGTTTTCATTCCATCAATGTTATATTCTGCTGGAGATGAAATCGGTATAACATTTTCATATTGTTGTAATAATATATTAACAGCATTTATACTATTAGTATTTTTATAATAAGCATCATGATTTCCTACAATATTATAAACAGTAATTCCCAAATCTTGAAATCTATCATAAACATTTTCCTTTGCCCAATCAAGAGCCCAGTAATCAATACCTTTACGATTATCAAAAGCATCACCCAAATGAATGACTGTTTTGATTTTGTTTTTCTTTAATGTAGGAAAAAAGATTTCATCATAAAATTTAGCAAAATACTCATGAAATGCTTTATTTGCTTTACGAAAATTATAATGAGTATCTGTAATTAATCCAATCTTCATTGATAATGTTTTATTTGAATGTTTTCTTTAATTGTATTATAGTCAGAAGAACTATATCCTTCACCATCAACCGAAAATACTTGGTCAAAACCACTTTTTTCAAGAATCTTTTCCTTAATTTCCATTTGTCTTTTTTCTTTTTGAATACGACGCAGGAATGCATAATACACAATCTGTGTAAAATACGCAAACGGATTTGTGCGTTCTACATCAAAGTTATTAATATACTGAACACAATTCTCAATACCATCGGAAATCATATCTTCACGGAACATATAATTTACAAAGTTTGGACGATATGATAAATGAGTTGCAATTTTCAAAAAACAATCACCAAGATAATTGGGAATAATTGGATTAGGAAGACCCTTTTCCTTTGCCGAATTTACTTTAATTTTATAATTTATCAAGGCATTGTGAAAATCTTTATTATTTACATAATGTGGATTTTTCTTTACTTTATTCATTTTTGAAGTTAGCATAACTGATTACTTTTCCTTATTATAACACATAACATCAATAGTTGACAAGTATAATGAATGTGATTATAATCACTCTGTTGGGGTTGAAGATAAGTTATATCTTTAAACAGATTTATATAATTTTTCTAAAGATATTCTTGCATCAGCAATAGAGGATAAGTATCCCATTTTAGAAGTAAGTTCACTTTTATTGGATTTTTTATTCCTCTCTCTAACAAACTTTTGATGCATGTTAATCAAATCTTCATCATTTATTTCAGTCATTGTTATAACTTTTTCCATATCCATTATAAACATACTATCATCAGCAAACTTTAGCCAAGGACTTACTTTGATAGTTGATATTCCAAGTTGACGAATTGTTACTGATTCCATAGTAATAGGATTATCCAAAATCAGTATAATTCTATTGTTTTCGTCGCAAGGACAAACTTTGGAAAGTATTTCCTCACCTGATATTAATTTAATGATTGCATAAAAATCTTCTTCCATTTATTTTTTAAAGTCTATTTGTATAATTTCATAATTAAATTTTTCTTCATTATAAATTTTAATTCTTTCGATTAAATGATTTAAAGTATAATTTTTTTTCGATTTATAAGTAATATCATCTGCAATATCGTAAAGAACTGCTTTATTTTTGTTTTCTCCTTTTCGGAGAACTCTTCCAATTGATTGTAAATTTCTTATTCTTGATTTACTTGGACTAGCAAATACAATATTGTGTAAATTTTTAATATTAATGCCTGTGCTGAAAGTTCCATATGAAGCAACGATAATTGAATCGTTTTCTTTTTCGGTAATTTCTCTTACCTTCTCTCTTTCTTCAGCATTCACACCACCGTAAACAAAAAATATTTTTCTATCTTTTGCCGCTGAACTATTTATCATCTCATACAAAGGTTGTCCATGAGTTTCAACACGATTAAAAAGAATTAAAGTATTTCCTTTTAAATCTAAAGATAAGTTTTTAATAAATTTATTTCTTTTATCGTGAGTAATTAAATATTGAATTTCCTCTTCATATTCATTAAATTGATGTTCATTATGTTTCAATAAAAGAACTTTGATTTGTAATTTTGATAAGTATCCCTTTTCAATGAGTTCCTTTGTTTGTGTAACCTTATATGAAGGACCGAATAAACCCTCCAGAACCCACTTGTGAGTCTGTGAACCATCCAAAGTACCTGTGAATCCAAAACGATACTTTGTATTGTCCATTTTGGTCATAATACCAACCAAAGATTTTGACTTGAATTG